GGTTTAGCATTGCTATTAATATTAGTAAGGGCTGGAATATCACCAATCATTTTAGTATAACCTCTTGTTTGACCAGCTTTATGAGTTAATTCATACCAAATATTAAGCCAATCACCATATTGTTCATCAATTTTAGACCCACCTATCTCAATTTTAACATCATCAATAATAGCATGACCTAATCTAGATACGTATCCCCAAGAAGAGGATGGGGAAGATACAGCATTTAGAGTAATAGCAACATACATATTAGTAATCAGATCACCGTTTCTGTTAATAGTACAAGTTACGGTTCTACCGAAATCAGCAGCACCATTCCAAGTTTGTTGAATTGGCTCTACAGCAAAATTAGTATGACGTCTATATACTACTTTGAAAAATGTAATTTGAGGATTACCTGTTAGATATACATCTTGTGCGCCATAAGCGACTAATTGCATTAAACCACCGCCCATATATTTATATATTATATAGAGAAATTTTTTTTTAATTATAATAAATTTGTAAAATTATTATATATTTTATAATTCAAAAATTTAAATTTTATAAATTTTTATATAAAATTTATAAATATTTATTACAAATTTATACTAATTTTATAATAAAATTTTAATTTTTATAAATTAAATATTTAAACATTTTTTATGCTTAATTTAATAAATATGAGTGAAAACTATAATATATATACATATGACTTTAATTCAAGTATTTATTCCGGAAAACATAATTTTACACCACCTACATCAATTGGTATACTTAATATTCCAACAAATTCTGCATCTGATAAATATTTACCTATAGAAACAACTCATGTGAAACATGAGTTGTTAAGGACAAAAACAAAGCTTTTGCCCGAAACAAAACAATCATATGAAGATCTTTGTCAATCTATTAGTCAATATAATATAAAATATTCTAAAACATCTTGTACAGATACCAATACAAATACCATATTATATTCATCTATTTCAACTTCAGAAGGTTATATTTCAGATACTAAAAATAATTTTGAAAATATTAAAAATTCTCCTTTATCTAATATGGATTATTCACCAAGTACAGAAAAAAATAATAATAAACTGTCTATGAATAAAGAATATTCTATCAAAAAATCATCTTTTAATAAAAATATATCAAAGTATAAAGAATTTAAAAATCAAAATAAAGAATCATATACCCTAGATAATAAGCATAGACAAATGGTTAATTATTTTCAAAATAAACGGAAAAATATTAATAATATTCTTGATCAATTGAATGATATTAATAATAAACTTAACATACTTTATAAAAAAGAACGATTTACATCTCAAGATATTAAATATAAAGCAGAACTTTTAGATAAAAAAGACGAATTTGAATATGAATATAATAATATAAATAGTAATAATGATGAAATGGATTATTATGATATAGCCGGAGATTTAATTATTGATTATTATGATATCAGAGATAATACTAATTATCAAATTAAAGAACCTAAAAATATATTAGATTTTTTAGCTGATAAAAAAACGAATAATAATAATATTAATAATACTAATAATACTAATATTAATAAAGTTAAATTATTAGAAAAATATTGTCAAAGAGTCGATGGTATTAGAATTAATCAAGATAATGGATCTCAAAGAATAAAATATTGCGAAGAATGTAATATTGAAAAAATTTTAGATATGACAGAAAGCGCATATATATGTCCATGTTGTGGTGATAGCGAAGTTATTATTTTTGATGAAGACCGACAAATAAAAGATTATTCTCCTTATAGAAGATTAAACCATTTTAGAGAATGGCTTAATCAATTTCAAGCAAAACAATCACCAGATATTCCAGAACAAGTATTCATTGATATTGTAAAAGAATTAAATAAAAATAGAGTTACTGATTTATCTATTTTAAATAAAAAATATATGAAAACTATACTCAAAAAATTACAATATAATATTTATTATGAACATGTTGCTTATATTATTAATAAATTAAATAATTTACCACCTCCTAAAATTACTAGAGATATGGAAAAACTTTTTATTTCTATGTTTTTTAAGATACAAGAACCATGGGAAAATTATAAGAGCCGCGAAAGAAAAAATTTTCTTTCTTACTCATATGTTTTACATAAGCTGTGTGAATTATTAGAATTAGATCACTTATTGGAATGTTTCCCATTACATAAAGATTCAGATAAAATAATGGAAAACGATCAAATCTGGAAAAAAATCTGTAATCACTTAAAATGGCAATATATTAGTTCATTCAAATAAATTAGAAAATGTATATAATACCTGTTAAAAATTACATAAATGTTAAATATAGCTATTTATTTAAAGAAATAGTTATTAATATAACTATGGAGGAGATTGACAATAAATTACAAGATATGTTAAATTCCGAATTTACCACTAATGAACAACAAATATTTTTAGAACATTTTCAAGAATTTCTAAACAGAGATAATGATTTTATTATAAATATCGAATTTGCATTCAAATGGATTGGATTTACACGAAAAGAAAATGCTAAAATATTACTTAAGAAATATTTTATTTTAGATATTGATTATATTACATCGAACTCTGTAGTTTTTCATGCTAGCGTGAAAAACTATTCATCTACAAATAAAGAAGGCAGACCTAATGAAATATTTTTAATGACACCTAATACATTTAAGCAATTATGTGTTTTAGCAAATACAGAAAAAGGAAAGCAAGTCAGATTATATTATATTAAAATGGAATCTGTTATGATGAAATATTTAAAAGAAAAAAATAAATTTAATGAACAATTATTAATCAAATGTAAACAAGAAAAAAATGAAGCAGAACAAAAAGCAAAAAATATGGAATATGCATATTTAACCGAACAAGAAAAAATAGCTAGAATTACTAATAGAAGAGTTCAAAAAGAAAAAAGTGGTCAAATAGTATATATTTATAAAGAGACTGAATTCAAATATAAAATTGGCGAATCATCTAATATAGCCCGACGAGAAAATGCTCATGGATGTTCTAATACACAAAATTCTATTGTTTACACAAAACGCTGTTGTAATTGTAAATTATTAGAAAAAGTAGTGCATTATATTTTAGATCAATACCGAGATATAAATAATAGAGAATGGTTTACCGTTTCTTTTGAAATCGCGAAAACAGCATTAGATAGTGCACATATATTTCTTGATGGATTAATTAATCGATGTAATTCTATTTGTACTAAATCTTTTTTTCATAAATTAAAAGATTTAGTACAAGATCTTCCTGAAATTAGTGATGGAAAAACTCATAATATTGAAAAAAATAATCAAATTGTTGAAATAATACAAAACCCTGAAAAACCAATAGAAATTAATCTTGATAATATAGTAAATCCATTAGATTTTAATAAATTTATTGAAGAATGTTGTGAAAAAGATGAAAAATATACAGCATTTTCTGCTGAATTATTTGGTTGTCATAGAAATTGGTCGCGATGTTCAAAAAAAACTACCAAAGATGCATTTTATAAATTTTTATGTGATAATTTTAAAAAATGTAAAATATTTGATGATAAATCCAAAGCTAGACTTGCATCTTATAGAGGATTACGAATTAAAAACTCAATGATGCCTAGAAAACCAAAAGATATTCAAGAAGATATTGAACAATTTATTTCGACTAAATGCGAGGCTTCATATACAGGACGAATTGCATCAAAAGATATTTATGAAGCATTTGAATCATATAAACAAGAATCTGATTCTATGTATAAATTAAATTCTTATGAAAAAGTACGTATTGATCATTATTTTAAATATGCATTTTTACCTAGCCTCGTATTTACTGGAACAATGTCAAAACATGGATATTTTTTTGTAACATTAAAAGATAAACCTAATACTACTGGATTAAAATTAGCTAATAAATTAAAGAAAAAAATTATAAAAATCGATATTACTACTAAAGAAATTATTGAAACATTTGATTCACTTACAGCTGCTGCAAAAAGTATTGGAAGAACACCAGCCTGTGTATCAACAGATATAATATATCAACGTCCTAGAGATAATTTTTTATTTCAATATATCGATTAAACCAAAGAGTTTATAAATATTAGACTATACATTTAAAATCTTTATTGAATTTTGTTTACTATGTTTTGTATAAGCTATGCAAATTACTAGAATTAATCAAAAAATTAAATATTTTTTGATTAATATCTATTGGCAAATAGCAAAGCTTTTTAAGATTCTTATCTGGCTTTACTAAATAAGGACTCAGATAAAATAATGGAAAACGACAGAAACTAAAAACTTTGTTTTTTAGTTAAGCTAAATTAGAAAAATCTAAATTTTTCTAATTTACCGAATCTGGAAAAAATATGTAATCACCTAAAATGGCAATACATTAGTTCATTCAAATAAATTTGTGAACGTGTGTATATCTGTTAAATATATCAATTTATTTAAAAAAATAGTTATTAATATAACTATGGAGAAAATCGATAGTAAATCAAAATGATTAATATATTATTAATATATATTAATATTGAATTTGCTTTCAAATGGATTGGATTTACACGCAAAGATAATGCAAAATGTCTATTACAAAAATATTTTGTAATAAATAAAGATTATATTATATTTATAAATAAACATAATATATGTGATGATATTAGTTCATTCCTCCCAAAAGAGGAGATATATGATCCTAAATTAGGTGATGTAAAATTGAATGAAATCATTTTGTTAAAACTCCATTACATAAGGACTCATATAAAATAATGGAAAACAATCAAATCTGGAAAAAAATCTATAATCACTTAAAATGGCAATATATTAGTTCATTCAAATAATTAAGAAAATGTATGTTAAACTCATTACATAAATATAAAAATATCAAATTATAATAATTTAATTGAACATACTAGGATATTTTTCCTAAACGATAATATTTATATTAACTACTATAATATTTATATTATAGTAGTTAATATAAATAAAATTATATTTTTAGTAAAACCATTTCGTTCTTTGGGTATATAATACATAAAGAAATAGTTAATATTTTATTAATGAATAAACTAATAAAAAATAATATATTAAATGATAATAAATTAATAAAATTAATAAAAGATAATTTTACTGAAGATGATATCAAAATATTTGAGTTAAATTATGAAATATATAAAAATTATAAAGAAAATAAAAATGAATTTACAATAGATTTAGCTGATATTTATGAATTTATAGGTTTTACACAAAAAATAAATGCTAAAAGATTATTAATTAAAAATTTTATAAAAGATAATGATTATAAAATTTTGCTCTTCCCAAATGAAGAGCAAAAATTAGATCATAGAGGTGGACATAATAAAGAAAAAATATTATTAAATATCGACTGTTATAAAGAATTTTGTTTATTAGCTGCAACACAACAATCAAAAAAAATTTACAAATATTTTATTAAAATGGAAAAAATTATATTTGAATATATGGAGGAACAACTCCAAAGGAGTTCTTCTATCAAGCATAACTTAGAGGAACAAAATAAAATTAAAAATGATATTATTGAAGAAAAAAATAAAATATTTAAAAATGAAACAAATAAAATGAAATCTTTAATGGAATTGCAAAAACATAATGCTTATATTGAAGCATTTAAAAATAGATATGTTATATACATAGCTAAAATTAGAGATCAAGACAATAAAATAATAATAAAAATAGGCAGTACTAAAGAAATTCAAGTTAGAGCCCAAACATTAACTGAACAGTATAAAACGTTTTGTATTATTAAAATATTTGAATGCCCTAGAAATGAAGAATTTGAAAAATTCTTACATAAACATCAAAATATAAAAATATATAAATATAATGTAGGTGATTTTATTAATTCACATGAAATATTTTTAGTATCTGACAAAGAACTTGATAATGTAATAGAAATTGCAAAACGTAATAAGTTTAAATTTTCATCATTAGTTGATAATGAAAAACTAATAGAACTTGAAAATATTAAATTAAAACAAATGGAAGAACAGACTAAACAAATTGAATTACAACATAATGAAAATAATAAAATAGATAATTATGTTGATCCAATAATATTATTAAGTGATCATAGAAATCATACACAAGTACGTGGAGATAAAATTCAACGATATAGTGCCGATAGTAAAACATTATTAAAAACATATGAATGTTATGCAGATGCATTACGTGATAATTCTTTATCAGCTAGTATGAGCATATCAAGAACTTCTATTAAAAATGCTATTGATAAAAAATTAATTTATAAAGGTTATAGATGGGCAGAATTATCAAGAGAGTTAGATGATTATACTATTCAAGATATTGGAGAAACAATCGAATCGAAAACTGTTAAAATAGGATATGTCGCAATGTTAAATTTGAATAAAGATGAAATAGTTAAAGTTTTTCCAGATCAAAAAGCATGTATGGAAGATCGACATTTAACGAGTTCCGCATCCGTAGCAAATGCAATTAAACGACAATCAGTCTGTTCGGGTCATTACGTTATGATGTGGGATAATTGTCCAACAGAACTTAAAAATAAATATCTAGAAAACAATACATTACCAGATAAAAGAGTAAATGGTATTCAAATACAACAATTACATCCTATAAATAATATAGTTATTAAAGTGTATTCATCAGTCGAAGATGTTATAAAAGAATATAAAATATCAAGAAAAACATTAAAATCTGCATATGAATTTAATATTATATGTAAAGGTTATAAATGGAAAAAAATTTAATAATAAAATCTTAATCCCAAAGCAAAGCTTTGGGATGTACATTAATTATTTGCTTATTAGAAAAAATGAAAGGTTATTCATTTAAAATATTAATAATATTATTTATATAACTATGAATAATATTATTAAAGGATATCAATATGAAATTTTTATTAATGATTATTTAAATTCTAATGATAATATTAAAATTTCTTATTTATGGAAAGATATACCAGAAGATATTTTATATACTTATGCTTTTATTAATTCAATTCATGATGTTAGATTAAATAGAAAAACTAATAATATTAATATATTATATCAGTATCCAACAACTGATATAATATATTAATATCCAACAACTGATAAAACTTTATTAGAAAATTTAACTCATAATATATTAAAAAAATATAGATGTAAATCAAACAGAGAGCATTTTTGTTGTAATTTAGATTATATAAAAAATATAATTAATATAATAGGAGAATTATATGAAAAAATTAAATTATCATTTGATAATTTAACAGCTAATGAATTAAAAGAATTAATTAAATTAAATTTTTGAAATTTTCAATAAAATAATTTTAAAATCTCCTGAAAAAATTTTTTCCCTCCAATTAAAGAGTTTAAACGTTTACACTTTTAAACTTTTTATAAATCATTTAAACATATTATTTTCATATTATAATATATGAAAAAAAGTTTAATAAAATTTATATGTAAAACATGTAATAAAGAATATTCTAGTTATCAAAGTCTATGGAATCACAATAAGAAATTTCATGTAAATACTAATGTAAATAATGTAAATACTAATGTAAATACAAATGTAAATAATGTAAATACTAATGTAAATAATAATGTAAATAATGTAAATAAAACTTATAATTGTTTATATTGTAATAAAATATTTTTATTTAGACAATCTAAATATTTGCATGAAAAAAAATATTGTAAAAATAAATTTGAAAATAATAAAGATGAAAAAGAAGAATTAAAAGATAAAATTATAAAAGAATTAAAAACCGAATTTAATTTAATACCTCTTACAAAAATAATAAATACTAATTCAAATAATAATTCAAATAATAATTCAAATAATACTAATACAATAAATAACAATCAAAAAATCATAATTAATAATATAGGAACAGAAGATATATTTAAATTAAATAAAGAAGAGATAAATAGTATTTTTAATATGGAATTAAATACAATAACTACTATAATTGAACACTTAAATTTTAACGAAAGGTTACCTGAAAATCATAGTTTCTGTTCTACAAATTTAAATGGAGATTATGCAACAATTTATAATAATAAAATAGGAACAATAGAAAAAGATCGTAAAAAATATTTATTTGATAAAATTTTAACAAATTCAGTAAATAAAATAGAGTTATTATACAAACATTTTAAAACCAAATTATCATTAAAAAAACAAGAAGAAATTGAATTTAAAATAAAAAATGCGAATGATTTAAAAAATGCATTTTTCTGCACTAAATTAAAAAAAGATATTTTTAAAGAAATTAATACATTATCATATAATAAAAAAGATATAGTATTAAAATCCTGGAATGATAAAACTAATAATCTACAATTATTAGATGAAAATGAAATAGATAATCAAAAAGATATTGAATTTTCAGATTCTGAAGAGAATCATAATAATATAAATTCAGAATCAGATTCTGAAATAGATTCTGAAAATTAATTATATATTTATTTATAACATAAACTAAAATAAAATTAATAATAGAATTAATTAAAATTAATGAATTAAATTAACTAATGACAAGTTATAAGACAATTGAAGAATAGGTTAAAATATAAAATTTATTTATAAATTTTTATTTAGTTAAATATAATAATTATTTAGTAGAAAATCAAATTAATATTAATATAATTGAATATTTTTTATCTTGAGAATTAGTTAGTAAAAAAGAATATTGTATTCATCATGATATGCCTTGAAAAATATGGTGTTATAAAATTAAATAAGGGTATCATATGTGTTAAAAAATTATTAGAACAATATGATTTTAAAGAAAATATAGATTTTAAACTCCCGAACGTTCGAGAGTTT